TCTATTGTTATTATTGCTATCACTATCACTATCACTATCACTATCACTATCACTATTATTGCTATCACTATTATTGCTATCACTATTATTGCTATCACTATTATTGCTATCACTATTATTGTCATTTTTAATTTGAAGCTCAAGTGCGTTTGCTTTTACTAATTCTATTTCATCCATTTGATCACGTTTTACAGTATTTATATCTTTCTCCTGTATATTTTTGTCTATTTCTGTATTTATATCACGTTTTATTGCTTTCTTTTTTTCAAATTTAGTATCCAAAAAATCATCAATCGTATAATATAATTCTACGGCATTTTTAATATTAGTTAAACAACGATTGTCGGTTTCAATTAATTCGTCAATGTTAATTAATTCATTTCCCTGATCATTAAGTATTAATTTATACTCTGGAAACTCATTTGTTTTTCTTAAATACATTGCCGGAACAACAATAAATATAAATTTATTATCCTCATGCGTTTTATGAGCCTCTGATTGATAACAAAGAAACTCATGTCTTTTGCGATTTGTTTCATGTAATTCATTAATTGAAATAAAGAATGACGGGATTTCATATTTATTTAACAATAACCATAAATCAAAATTAACCGCATTAAATCCATCTTGTATAATCATCTGATCAAAATCAAGATCACCACTAAATAATTGTTTTGCGTCATATTGCCCCTCGTCTTTTAAAAGGTCAATAATCTTATGTTTGCGATCTATGTTAATTTCTGTACCATTTTCAGTATTTGGTTGTGTAATAAGTTTACTATATTCAGTTATCAAGTCATCCTTAATTATTTCAATTGAAATATCTATTTGTTTTATTTTTTTAACTAAATCAATAATTAAATAGAATGCGCAAAATCGACTACCACCATAAGTAACTTCTCTGAAATCCTTTGGAAAACATTTTCTCCAATGTAATGATTTAATTAGTTTAGGTTCAGATACAGGACAATTTCTAACATCAGATGGATTATATCTTTGAGATATAATTGGCTCTGTAGTATCATATGTGTTATTTTTAGCATACATATTAATATCAGACGGCACCATACTGTCAAAAAACTCTGAAGTTAACATATTTTCCAATACAATAATTTCATTTTCTCGTAAATTGTATTTAACTTGTCCAAATGATAAATATGTATTAGGTTTAAAAATGAATGATTTTATTCTATTATACCGAATAAGCTCATCTGCCATTCTGCCATAATAATATATATGGTTTGATTTTTTCGTGATCAAATTAAATAATGGAAATGTAATAATACATTTATCATTAATTGATGATAGTTTACAAATAGATGTTGTATTTTCAACGCAGTTATTTTTTTTATTTGTGATACAACTTTGTAATTCATTTTCATTTATATTTTTATAATTAAAATGTTCAATAAATTCGATACTATTATTTTTTTTTACAAGATCTTCTAATAAATTAACAACTCTTGATAATTTTGCTTTATATAAAAGAGTTTTATTATTACATTCGTCCTGTATTTCTTTACGGTTATCACTATTGGAATAATCATTAAACAAAATGCGAATTGTATTTCTAAAAACATTATAAAAATTTGTTTCTAATTGTATTCTTTTAATAAAGTCCGCACGGCGGTTATCGGTTCTAGAGGATGTTAATGTATTAATATCGGCTGTTAGTGTATCATCGCTTGTAATTGTGTGTATATTATCCTTTATTAAATTTATAGCCCTAGGTTCATTTATTTGAATAAATTGATTCGTGTTTGTTAAAAATCCAACAATTAATGATCCCTCCATTTCACTATCAGCAACCTTACAAAAATATCGGTTATCAAAACAGTTTGCTTTTTCAATATCTTCTGGTTCTTCATATCTATAATAATCTTTTAGAAATGACAAAGTATCATCATATGAATGCCAAATAACGTCTGTCATAAAAATGTATTCATATGTAGATTTTTTGTTACCAGGATGTGTCAATGATGATGGATAGCATGGTATGAATCCAGCTTTGTGTTTTGGACTCACTGCGGTTACACCAATTACTTTACCTTGAAAATTTAATACTTGATCTATAATTTTATATTTCCTTTCAATAAGTTTTTTAATTAGATCATCCAATAATGGTGGTGGTTTAAAACGATATTCTTTGGGTTGACTTAAAAGGGGACGGCATTTCTCACCTAATGTTGGCTTAATAATTTTTGAAAAAACGGCTTTTAATGTGCTCGGTAATTCTCTATCATATTCTGTAAATGTTGTTGTAATATTTGGCTTATTATCAGTTCGATTATGGAACGCGTAAATTGGCTCAAACCACTTGCCTCTATTTCCCTTTTTCTCTCTCTTAATTAAAAACAGACTGCGCTTTCTACCATCATATATGTGATTAGAGTATTTATTTGTTGGACATGCTAATTCAATATTGTTACTAATATCATCTTCTGGAATTTCTAAAACAATAAGATTTAACCCATTCTCAAATAAGTCAGGGTTAGCAATACATATAATATCCCATAAATATGTGTAATCGATATAAATAGTTTTATCTGTTAGAAAATTTTTAAAATTTTGAAATGCTTCTGCTACCTTTTTTACAAACTCAAGATCTTCATTTTCATTATGTTTATTATGTTCATTATTATCATGCTCTTCTTTCGATTCGTCATCCTCGATAGACGGTTTTAGTCTAAATATTTTGCTCTTGTGTTTTATATTTTTATATAGATTGGATTGTTCATATTCTTCAATATTTACATGTATTTTTTCATATAAGATATCATATGTATTATTTCGATTAACATTTAAAATTTTACCGCGAAACCATTTATTTAAGCCTTGATAATTACATGTTATTTGTTCTCCTTTTATAAATTTTGTATGAGATGGTTTATCTGTATCACTATCACTATCGGCATCGCTATCGGCATCTCGATTGTTAATATGTACATGCCTTATATTTTCGGCCGTCACTTGTTTTTCAATATCTTTTGGAGTAGCAAATGATGTAACTAAATCACCATTTTGGTAAGTAATAAACTTATCTATATCAATAGCTTTAATAATTAGTTGTTTCATTTCCTGTATTGTTGGTATTTTTCTTGTAGAATCAGGTAGAAATTTGTATATTAATGGTATCTTTTTATTTTTTGTAGGATTACTCGGATCTGGCACTAAATAGGTTTGCCCTAAAAACATTGTCATTGCTATACAAGCAATAAAAGATTGTTTAGAGTTTTCTTCAACCCCGCGCCTTAATAAACATGTGTGATTTGGTTTCAAATTCATATTTGTTTTACTAATTTGACAATCAGAGTTTACCTCACGTAAAAACTTTTGTGCTATAATTGGCAAAAAACCCCATCTATCCATTGGTAGTGGATATGTTTCTGGTCCTTTTACATAACTTTTACTATCTTTAATGCTATTTTCAATTTCGGCTTCTATTGTATTTGGCTCTATTTTTGATCCTACTATTTTTGCTTCTTCTACTTCTACTCCTTCTTCTAATTCTGCTAAAAGAGCGTCTGGGTCAAAGTCATCTAAAGATGATGCTTTTGCTTCTACTTTTGCTTCTACTTTCGCTTCTTCTCCTACTAAAACATCAGACACAATAGCAGGCATTTTTTCTTTTTCTTCTTCTTTTTCTTTTTCTTCTTCTTCAGCTTTTGCTGCTGTAGCTTTTGATTTTGCCTTTGCCTTTGCTTTCCCCTTAACCTTTGGTTCAGGATTAGGTTTACCTTGACATATATTTCGTCTGGTCTCCATTTCAGTTGTAGACCATTTACTATAGCAACATGGGATACATGAACCATCTGGTAGATTTTCCTTATGAAATCCAGGATAATTAGTAGTATCCTCATCATAAAACTGATAAACAAATTTATCTTTAGGGACAACATCAGCTTTTTGTGGAATAATAGCATCCTCGATGTTATCAACCTTTGGACCACATTCGCCATCTAATATATCTTGAGAAGTAACCATTGTATTTGTTAATAAACACCAATATCGGGGACATGTAAAGAAAAGTTTCTTTGATTTATCATCTGGATTAGTTCCATATTCAATAAACTCGGATTCCTTTTCTTTACCATCATCATCAAGGTAATGATCCTGATGATCTTCAACCAATTTATCCTTTTCAGCACCAGTTAATATTATAGGCTGGCGTCTAGCAGCTAATGAAAATGGACACATGCGAGTGTATAGATCAATCTTATCATCCTTTGATTTTACAAATAATTGGGGCATTTTGTCTTCTATTCGTTTTGAAAATGGGTTAGGATATTTTAACTTCATTCCGGTAATATTACGCACATTATTAATACTGGGGCTATTACTGGGGCTATTACTTGGTTCAAGAATAGGTTCAGGTACTTTCTCTTTTGCTTTTTTGACTTTTTTACCAATAATTATTGGCGGCTTATTTTCGTCATCTGAAATACCCCCGCCCTCAAAATCAGCAACATCATCTTCTTCAAAACCTAACATATCCAATAGACTATTATGAGAGCCCAAACTATCACTTTCTGAATAAACAGGACTGTCGTCTTCAATCTCAGGTACTTGATTGTCATTAATAGCATGTTCTGATTGAGCTGTAATATCATTAAACTTCAATTCTTCTATCTCTTCTCCAGAACACAAATTATTTATCAGAGAACTATCTATAGAAGTACTGGTTTTATCTTGGGTAATTCTAACAAATGTATCAACATAAATTGGAAATGTGTATAAATAATATAGATCATTTATTCCACTAACAGTAACAACTAATTCACTAGTTAGATCTCCAACCAATTCAGATTTAGTAAACATGTTCGTTTTAAATCCTGGATTTATTTTGATCATAATAGCACGCCTTTTATTTGCGCCCCTAACTAATTCCAAATCACGAATCGTCTTCTGAAAAATATCAATCGCTTGTTCTTCATTAACATCGTCATAATTATTCTGTAACTCAGTAATAATTTCGCGTTGTATTAATCCTTGATCTATTTTTTCAATAATAAAAGCAACCTGACTATCTAGAGTTGTAAAATTTGAAACGCGTTTAAAGCGCATTAATGCTCCCCGGTCTTTATCCTTATCTTTAGTCTTACTACGAACCCTATTTAAATCAGAACTCTCTATAGTAAAAATACTAGATAAACATCCATTATAGTTGGTCAGGTTAATTTTCTCTGTTATAGAGTACACAGTTTGATATGTAATATTTTGTACTTCAATATTAGATGTTTCAATCGTTGTAAATAATGGAATGACCAATCCACTTTGTTCAAAAAACGGCTTTATTTGGATTATTATTTGATTTATAGCCATATCAATAATACGATTAATATGTGAAAATTTAGTTTGTTTATCATCCCCTAACAAGACTGGTTTAACAAAGGGTTTAAATGAATATACTGAAATATTTCCATTTTCATCAAACTCGCAAATCATGTGATAGTCAGTCTCCTCTTTTTTGGGATCATAACTATGATCTATTTGATAGAACACTTTTGTGTATATAGCAACTGATTTTTTCAGACCAACTTGCTTTATTATTTTAAATATAGGCGTGTCTTTATATACATCAGTGTTTACGATTGCCGGTATTTTTTGACCATCTATTGTTAGTTTGTCAGTATATAATCTGTATATATTCTCTTGTTTTGTATGTGGATTAAATTTTATAACAGGGTAATCAGATGTCGCATGTATCAGCTTGAAAATAACATCAATTGGAATTTTTATTTTATAATCAGGATACATAACAATTTTGATACTATTTATACCAGTTTTTCCGGCAATCTGAGAGAATTTATCAGACGGTTGTTTATATTTATACACATCATAAAACATATCAATATTTTCAAAGATTCGTTCGGTATTTTTTGTTAGTTTTTCAGAAGTAGATCTTAATAGTTTTTCCTTATTGGCATCCAGTTTCGCGATTGTATCTATGCTTGCTTTATGTAGGAAAGGAAAATATATTTTACTAGCATAATCAGTTGATAAATGATTTGCGTCCATTGTTTTAAATACATTCTCTGCTAAACACATATATAGAGTGTCATCGTGAATGATGCCATTTTCCAATAACAAATTATTATTTAAAGAAGATAACTCCTTTCTTGAGCGTTCTAACAAATGATCATATTCGGTTACTAAAAATGGGTCTACAACAAAGGGATATTCTGTCAAAAATACAAATTTCTGTCCTAATGCTTTGGCAACAAGAAAATCATTTTTGGTCAAGTTTAATTGTAAAATATCATCAAATGAGTATTTTTCCTTATTGGGTATTTTGAAGTCGATTGGTTTCCCATCTTTACCGTAAATATTAGAAACCATTTGATCAATACTCACTTTTGTCAAGGGCGTGCGGTCATTTTGTGTTAGATTTTGATACATTAATATTGGGTTCAATCGCTCAGTTTTCAAACAGAATAAATAAATTTCGTCCATAGATGCCTGTTTACCAATAGCCTGAAATATTTTGAGCTTTACAGTGCCAATATTATCATCAATGTGAATTGACTGATTTGTAAATGTAACTGGAATATTGTTGGTTCTAATATTTGTTAGTTCATCTTTACTAAAAATGTCTTTTATTGGATTAAATCTAGGATCACCTTCATTTGCTATGTCTATTATAAATTCATTAAACAATGTGGTTGGATCTGCGATTTCTAAATTAGTTCCCCAAAATACAATAATGCTTTCTATTTTATCCTTACCTATTAATTTATTTATCTTAATTACTGGACTGGACAATGACATTATATATTAATATGTTATTATTTTATATATTTTAACTAGTGTTATTTTACATATAAAATAATATATTATGCTAGATCATACAACGGATTATCTGTAATATCCATGCCGCAGTATGGTTCTGGGTTTTTCTTATAATCGATCGGTATATATATATTTGCCGCTTTTGCGTTCTCTAATAAGAACTTAAAGTTTTGCCAAAAAACCTGTTTATGACCTTCTGACGTGGTCATAATGTGCGATAATTCATGGATTGCTACAAATGTGAGTGTATTAATATCAATCAGCTTGCCTTCATTTTCCTTCTTATTCTTATTCAAGCAAAATGCCAATTTTTCGCCCTTGTTTTCACTATACGCAGTAAATTCGCTCGTTGGTAAGGTCTCTGAAATTTTTGTGGGGTTGAATTTTTGTACTAGTCGCTGTACATCTTCATCATCGGGGTATTTTTTGCCGACATATGCTACTAAATCCTTACAATTTATTGTCACTTTTGCTAACAAATCGGCTGCTATTTGTAACTTTGCGCGTTCTCTGACACAATATTTTTCACCATCCACATCCGATATAATACATTTTAGATTATACGCATCCGATTCATCATAAATTTTAAAACAAATGACTAAAACGAAGCCTAAAATAATATAAAAAAAAATATTATGTTTATCAAAATCAAACATCTATAATATATATAGATTTTACAAAATGCTTATTAATTAAATATTATCCTATATGATATCTAATTAATTTTTATTATTGAATTTATACGTCTCTTAACTTAACAGTTTATTAACTTAATAATAACATTTACTGGGATCCTTGTCCGATCTCCAAAGGAGGTCTCATGAAATCAGGAGTAATGGTACTCTGGTTCCATGGTCCAACCGCTACTTGAGGAATAGTAGGATCGGATCTCAATTGTTGATTGGCATTTCTCAAACTTTGACCCACAGTGTCAATTCCAAGTAGAGCTCCAGCCTTCAAGAAATTAATATTGCCCATCTCACCACCACCAACAGGGTTCAATTGAGCCCATTGACTGTTGGTATCCTTGGGTAGCAACTCAGAAGGATCGCTAGAACTAGTATTGGTACTAGGAGAAGGAGCGGAAGAAGACCCAGCAACAGCGGCAAATGTCTCATTATTAAATTCATTAGCATCAGCTACCCCTTGTGATTGTTGAGACGACGGGGTGTTATTATATGCTTTGTTAGTATTTCCAGTCTGTCCTTCATGACCGCTAGATCCCTTGGACATAAAATAGTTATATAACATATAGAGCACATATAAACCTATAAGGGCAAGAAAAATACCGCCAATACCATAATCATTCCAGAGCTTTTTTAGTGAAACACTCATTATATAAAATTAGGGATAAAATATTTTTTGTAATAATTAATTAATTACATTTAATTAATTATTTGTAGCTTGTAAAATAATAATGTTATAAAGATTCCTAGATGTTTACAAAATACAAAAAATATGGATTATGATTTCATGAATTATTGGGCATCAAAATCAAAATCGCCCTCATCACTTTCATCACTTTCATCACTATCATCTAACAAATATGTATTTTTAATATTCTTTGCTTCTAAATAAGCTGCTATGGCTAATTGTTTTGCTTTTTTTGCTTTATCCTTTGCTTGTTTATAGTTTTCATAATGTACCTGATTAGGTTTTTTTAATGTAATAGTCTCTAAACTATTTACTAAACTAGAATCCAAGTCTACTTCTTTTAAAATATTTGGATCTTCTTTTTCTGTAAAATTAAGATCTTCTATTTCTAAAAATAAATGATTATCATTTTCATTATTTTTATTTAAATCCAGAATATTATTTGGAGTTTTGTAATCGACAACATCTTCTTCCCCCTCTTCCCTTTCATCTTCTTCATCTTCTTCCTTTTCTTTTTCGTCTACATCTTCTCCCTTTGGGAGACTTGAATCTATATCTAAATTGATTGGCGTCATGATGGAATTTATTTTTGGCTCAACTTTATGAAAGGTGGTTGCTGAAGTAAGTTCATCAACTGTATCTTTTATAAAATCATCTAAATCAATTTTTCTATTATTGTTAGATATTTTTTCAAAACTGGCTATATTTGTATTAATTACCGATTGTTTTTTTAATGGTTTCTTAATAAAACATTCATCTAAGAATGGATCAGGACTAACAATCATTGATTGCTTAAGTTCAATTTCTATTTGGAAATTCCTAGATGTAAATTTAATACCTTGTATCTCTATAATTGAAATTATATAGTTAGTAGATGTAATATCTTCTATCTTAATGGTCTCATCAGCCTCATTATAAATTTTAATATTTGGCTTCACATTTACTCTTAAACAATAATATTTCCCAGATTTATAAATTTTAAAAGGTGACGTAAATGCTGTCTCAATATCATCCTTTTCTAACTTTGTTTGAAACCATGCGTCTCCTTTATTATGTATTAATTCCTGACATTTAGACTCTAAATTTTCAATCCAATTAATAAATATAGTATCATTATTGTCAAACATTAAATCTATAAATAATTTCTTACCACTTTTTACAAACCCTTGCTTGGTCAAACATTTGGGTGTTTGTAAATGTAATAATTGGTTACTATTATACATTATTCTAGTAAAATATGATCCACCTGCTAAAGTAGATGGTTGACCTAAATATAATTTAGAAAAATCATAATCCATCGTTGGTTCAATAATATTATCCATATTATTTATCTTATTGGAATAAGAGAAAAATTTAATAATAATAACACGCAAAAAATCTAAAATAATTTTATAATAATCCTATAGAAATAAGAAAAATGAAAGATTCCTTGATGAAACAATGTTTAGACATTTTAAAAACTGAAGATGTTCGAAATGAAATAAAAGTAATATTTTCACCAGTAACCGATTTGATACTATATGAGATATATCCCTATATTTATATAATTATATTTTTGGTAATTTTAATATTTATTTTAATTTTAGCAATACTAGTTATTTTGATTACATTGCTGCGTAATAAGTCATTTATAAAATCAATAATTGATAATCAATAATCGATTAATAATTTTTTCTCATGTCAATATATAATGCCAAAAGGAGGAAGAACTAGAAAACATAGCAGCAGAAAACATAGACAAACCGGTGGAAATGCTCCTGCTAGTGCTTGGGGGTATGTATTAGACACTTTTGGTGACTTGAATACTCAATTAAGTAACGCGCTTACACTTTCAAATAATCAAAATGTCGCAACATTAAATAGTACTCAAGTTGTGCCTATTAAGAATGTGAATGCCAATGAGCCTGCTTCATTAATGCTTAAACAAGCCGGTGGAAGGAAAGGAAAGGGGAAGAAAGGTGGATTTTTAGGCATAGGTGCGATTTTGGAGCAAGCAGTAGTTCCATTTGGATTATTTGGATTACAACAGTCTTATGGTAAGAGTAGACGTGGAAAACAGTCTGGTAGTTTCAAAACAAGACGTCATCATAAATAATAACGTTCAGATATTTATATTTATATGTATAATATAAATATAAAATGGTAAAGGTTAAATATGGTCTAATTGACATAAATATTGATGTAACTAATATTGTATTTAGTAAAATGATTAAACAAAATATTGCTTTTATACCTAAAACTGATAGTAAGAGATCAACGTATTTTACAGACCCAATACCTTATACACTTAAATCAATATTTATTATAAATAAGGAAGGTATAAATACAACATATGATCATTCTAAAAATATATATATAGATACTACAAATTTTATGGTATATACAGATGATGATAAGCCAGAATATATATCAAACATATATATTGATATACCTGCCAAATTAGCTAGTATTCAAAGTCAACTAAAAATAGATTTTGGTTCATTTAGTGAAGAGTTCCCAGAACAAATGATGGCAACGACATATTTAACTGGTGATGAAAAGGTCTTGGAAATTGGAGGCAATGTTGGAAGAAATAGTCTAATCATTGGTTATATTTTAAATCAAAAATATAATTATAATTTTGTCACATTAGAATGTGACGATAGTATATCTAAACAATTAATTCACAATAGAAATAAAAATAATTTAAATTTTTTTATAGAGCCATCGGCATTGTCAAAGCGAAAATTAATCCAAAAGGGATGGGATACGATGGTTAGTGATGAATTATTGCCTGGATATAAAACAGTAAATACTATTACTTTAGATGAATTATATAAAAAATACAACATTGAGTTTGACACACTTGTATTAGATTGTGAGGGAGCATTTTATTATATTTTAATGGATATGCCAGAAATATTACAGAATATAAAATTAATAATAATGGAAAATGATTATAAAGATTTATCTCATAAACAATATGTTGATTCTATTTTAAAGCAAAACAATTTTGTTGTGGATTATAGTGAAAGTGGTGGCTGGGGGGCATGTTATAATAATTTTTTTGAAGTCTGGATTAAATCTGTATAAAACAAAAATAAAGTGTTTATATTTTGCTTTATTTTTGTTTCATTATATTATATTTTAAAATGAGTTTTGAACAACAAATTCAACAATGGGTTACAATTGATAACCAACTGAAGTTATTAAATGACCGGATGAAGGAATTACGTGATAAAAAGACAGTAATAAGTCAAAATATTAATGACCATATTGAAACTAACAATTTATCAAATTCAGCAGTTAAGTTGAGTGATGGGCAAATAAAATTTATAAAGGTTAAGGATACCCAACAACTAACATTTAAATATTTAGAAACATGTTTACATGAAATTATTAAAAATGAGGATCAAGTGACTAAGATCGTAGATTATATAAAAAATAAAAGGGAAGTTAAGTATGTTCCTGAAATAAAGCGATTATATAATAATTAATTTATATCAAAATAATGTATAACAATGGATTTAAAAAGTGCTAATAATGAACTAAGACATAATGAATTAAGACCCGATGAATTAGTATTTTATAAAAATGAGGGTAAATTTATGAGCGGAGGGTATGGTATAAATTCAATGTTTTTAAATGATGATGTAAGTCTAATGAAAACATTCAATTCATTGGAATCTGGGTCTAAATCTGGGTCTATAAAAGATCAATATGGTGGTAAAAAATTTAGTAGTATTTTTGAAAATTTAGCAGTCCCTGCTGGGTTATTTTTTATGAATAATAAACAATCGAGTTTAAATAGTGTAAATAATTATACAAATCACTCAATGTTACCTGATAATATTTTTGATGAATTTATGAATTTTATTGAAGTTGATAATAAAAAAGGTGATAATAAAAATAAAAAAAGCGGGAAAAAGACTACTAAAAAACACACTATTATTTTAAATACTTCTAATAAAAAAACTCGTAAAAGTTTGAAAAATAAGTAAGTATTAACTATAATATTTATAATATTATTTATTATAAATATATTTAAATGCTTGTAAAGACTAATAATCAATCTAACAATATCTATAAAAATAGATTAAGGAGTTATTCTAAAAATCAAGTTGCGATTAATGAAATTGAGACTTTTACTATAAATAAAATAGAAAATGAATTGGAAACTGTTATTAAAAATGAAAATGAAATCGATTCTGATCCATTATGTTTTTTTTGTTTAGAGTTATCCAAAAGTAATAATCTTATAGTTAAGATGAAAAATATAGATTATATATCACATTGTGATTGTAATGGTAATGTTCATCCAACTTGTTTAATTAATTGGTTCATCATATCTAATTCATGTCCAATTTGCCGCGAAGAAATTTTAATAGATTTGGAAGTATTAGATCAAATACAACCTTTTTATAAATACACTATCATAATATCAAAATGTAAACAACAAGTTCGATATTATACTAACAGGTGTTATGCTGCGCTACAAATAGTTACAAAATTTGTGATATTATTATTCTGTGTTAAAACAGTCGTAACTATTATGCTCAGTGTATATGATAATACATTGAATAAAAGTAAATGGTAAATGGTAATAACTATCACTATAATAAATACAATTTATTATATTTTACTCCAATTTGTGTGATTAAATGGCGAGACCAATACACTAGTCAATTTATCCTTCCAATATTTAACCCGATTCTCCATAGCAATATCTTTAAGTGTTTTAGGATAAATTGGCGCGGTTGCCATAATATCCTCTTCTTCTGATGTCATTTGTGGTTTATATCCATAACAGTTTACACCAAATTTTACAGCAGGATTTTGAATAAATCCACCATTTACACCTGGTCTGCCACAATCATTCTCATGACCTTCTATTTTTTGTAAATCCTTCCAGGTTTTTTGTTGAGTTGGAAATAATGCCATTTGCCCATCCGACCAGCCATAATTACACCATTCAGCACCATTATTATAAGAATCTTCAACCTCTTTATAGGTTGCTAATCTAGAACCATATGCGCTACATAGTGCCTTTGCGTCTGGATATACATAGTCATTACCTGGTATATTAAATACTTGGGGGGCTCTAATAATTTCAGGCACTGTTGTTACTGCGTTTGAAGGATCAATTGTAATATCTACCTCAGGAGCACCTGTTAAAATATTCTTGATTTTCGCAATAATATCGACTCCTAAAAAGTATTGAAGACCGTTAATTAGTATTAAAACAAATATTATTGAAAATAATAATATGCTTAATATTTGTGAACCAGATCCAGTATCCGCACTAGAACTTGAGTCTGATCCAAAAATAGAGCCAATACTAGATCCGGATCCGGATCCTGATCCGGATGAAAACAAATTAAATGAGGATCCTGATGAACTACCGGATCCACTTGAGTCTCCTAAAGAAAAAAATATAGATATATACACAACAAGAACAATAACAATAATTAAAATGACACTAGGATTTGATAATATTCCATTTATATAATCATACATATCAGTAGAAACTGTGCCTAAACTTGTGGTAATTGTATTATAAGATCCATCCATTATATTATATATATATAAATCAGTTTTTAATTAACCATCTTTTAAATTAACCATTTTTTAAATAACCATCTTTACACCTTTTCTCAATTAAAACGCCCACAAAGTGGGCGTAAATGAGTGAAGGTAACTGTTGCCATTGCGCATTTGAAATGCGAAATGGTGTAAAAAAGAATCATAGTTATTTATTTTGCTGTCTTTTTCTATAGAAAAAGCAATAAGCCTTTGGCGTAATAATTTGCGTGGCCATTGACACTTCTGATACACTAGTATCATTATAGTGATACCATTTTCCATTGGCGTTTTTTACAAATGATGTATAATGCCCTCCTTGTACTGATCCACTATGATTACAAACTCCATATAAGTCATAAATATACGTATCTTTATTATAACCAATCACATATTTTGATAAATTTAATTCTTCTAAAGGAAAATCAACTAATACTTGATTTTTTCGATTTGCTGAATTAAACCGCTTAATATCAATGACTAATATATTAGGGCAACTCCAAAACATTAGCTTCTTTTTAGCAGACTCCTTTATTCCCGATTTTTCATTGAATACCGCATTATCTCCCTCCATTATCTCTCCATCTACATATAAGTCAAAGCAATCTATTAATGTTGGTGATTTATTTTCTAGAGGAATTGGTAAATCTAAAATAAAATATGGTTCTGGAGTAATACTAATAACATCATCATTAGTCAATGACATGATTTGCGATACTTGGATTCCGTAAAAAATATTCCATATTTCTGAATAATCCTTTGTATACATTTGTTTTATTCTTTCAAGACATACTAGTGCGACCTTGTCTCTATCATTTATGATTTTGCCATGAATGCTCATATTTACTTCTCTCGCAAGGGCATTATGAAAACACTCAACAACAAAAATTAGAAATTCTGGGAGGTCATTTTGAGAATATCCGGTGAACAAATCGCGATCCTTTAATTGTGCTAATTTTTGTACTGTTTTTACGAATTTGTTTGGTGAAACAATACAGTTCTCAGTCCATAAGAGCTGTCTTAATTCATCCCACTCTAAAAGTAACGCAGAGTCGACCTTGTTATTTAATCGTTTTTTATACGTTTCTAAATTCATAAAATCATTCAATTCATAAGTATGTGATAATACTTGCATACATGAATTAAGAAAACATGTATTGCCAAGATTAGTTAATCCGGATAAACCTTTGCCATTATATTTTTCAAAATTTATATTCATTTGTTATACAATTAATAATTAATTATATAACAATATATTTAAACATATTTCATATAATATATTATATTGTATTGTATATGAATCCTAATAATAACTATAATTTGTCGCATGATCAGCGCCGAATGCTAAATATGTATATTAACCAGTATAATCAGGCCAATAATCAAATTAATCATTTATATCAGGTGTTAGATGAAATTCGACATAATATAAATCTCCTTACTAATACTAACATGAATACTAACATGAATTCTAATAGTAATAATGGTAGAAGTCGAAACAGAAATGGTAGAGAAAATAATCATATATTTTATGACTATGACGCTCCGATAAATCCAAATATATATTTGGATAATTTACACGATTATAGACATAATTACAATTCTAGCACTAACACTAGTAATAGTACTAATAGTGCTAATAGTAGATTTAGAAATAGAAGTAATAGTAATAGTAATAGTAATAGTAATAGTAATAGTAATAGTAATAGTAATTGGTCAACTGATATATCTAGTCTTCTTTCTAATTTTTTAAATTCAAATGTACCTGTTAGACCAACTCAACAACAAATAGACTCAGCATCATCGTTAGTTATATATAATGAAATACAAAACCCAAATGCGGAATCATGCGCGATTTCATTGGAACGGTTTAATAGTACTGATATCGTAAGACGGATAAATCATTGTGGTCATATATTTCTTCCAAATGAATTTAATGAATGGTTTCAGGGAAATGTTAGATGTCCTGTATGTAGATTTGATATACGTAATAATGTTGTATCTAGATCAAGTGGAACAACAACATCTTCTATACCTGTTACAACTAGTATCCCTAGTACACCTATAACAAGCAGTATTACTGGAACAACTGGAACAACTGGAACAAATGAAGATATATCAAATATTAATATAATCAGAGATCCACAAACTAACATTATTGACCAGGTTTCATTTGATATTTCGAATAATATGATAACATCTGATCTAATTAGTACGATTTCTAATCGCCTTTTTGAATCATTATTTAATCCAAATAATAATAATAATAATAATGATACCTTTGTGTATGATCCATCTAACAATATATTAATGTATGAGACGATTATTAGACCAAATAATGGCACACAACGTTAAAATAAATATGTAAAACAATATAAAGATATTTATTGTTTAATATATATATATAATGACAAAGCCTACGACTAAGATACCCATGTATAAGACTCAAATGTATAAGAGATCTGGATTTAAATGGTCTGTGAATGAATGTTTGCGTGTTGAAAGAGAATATGATCTACTTAAATTATCAATCCCTGAAATTGCGCTATTACATGAGCGCAGTATTGAGGCTATTATGTATAAGTTAGATAAAGAAGGTATTGCTGATTATAATGAGCTTTATAGTAAACTTAAATCGAATGGGCAGTATTTTCAACAAGATGACGATGAATCTGAACAAGATGAATTGGATGATGATGAGGAATCATATCAAGAGGAATCGGAGGAAGATCAAGAGGAATCGGAGGAATCGGAGGAATCGGAGGAATCGGAGGAAGATCAAGATCAAGAAGAAGAAGAGGATGATACAAATAATAACTACGGTTTAAAGCAACAAGTAAGAATGCTTACTAAACAATTGGCAAATTTGACTTCGATTGTTTACAAGTCGTTGGTTGGAGGCAAGAGTGATCCTAAGGTATCGGCATTCCATTAAAAAATATTATTTATTTTATTATTAAATTAAATTAAATTAAATTAAATTATTATTGTTGTAATAATTTAATAAATTGTATTATTATTTATTTTTTAACCTTTCCAAAGAAATTCATAACACTTTGGTTTCCCTCTTTCGCATTATTAGTTTCTCTCAAATACTTATCAAATATAAGCGCTTTAACTTCCTTATCTCTTAATTTTGCCAATTTTTCTTCATATTTCTTATTATCTTCTATTGTGTGTCTGACTGTTTCGATCTCCTTTTTAAATTTGGAAATCTTAGCACTTTTATTTTGCATTGTCCAAATATCATTCAATACTAATCCAAATAATTGTAATAATGGCTTCATGATTTGATTTGTTATGTAAAACGAGTAATCTAATTGTAAATTATTGTCTTTTATAAAGGTCGGTGTCTCTATTTTCTCACCCTGTAATGCCTTCTTATTTGGATTCACTATGTACACAAATGGTATCCTGTCGCCGGATGTTGGCTTATTTCCCGGCTCTCTTGCGGCTATGCGATCTGCCAATACTTTGTGTGCGATTTGGTGCGGATTTTTGTAAAATGAACGCAGTGATTTTGTAATAATTAGCTTCTCAATTGGTACCGTACTATCTACCAATTCTTGTAAAGAATTATCTACATAATCCAGGGCTTTTTTAATGTCGCGTTCTTTCATTAAAATGTCTATTACACCGCCATATACATCTTTTACAATTGGCGCATTGTCGCGCCTCTTTAACACTATACCCATCTCTTTTCGCTTGCCCTTTTTCGGATCATGTTCATACAAAATACCAACATAGCGCTTCTTTGATAACAGACAAAATGGCAGAAATGTCTTTTCATATTCGAAATCATGAGGTTGCTTCAAGAATTTGGAGACGTTATGACATGCTTCTTTTGCGATTTCAATTGACAATTCTAGAGCCCTTTGACCTATTATTTTTTCACCAGTTTCTTTATCTGTCAAATTTAATGCGAAGAATAATGAGTCAGTGTCACCATATATGCTCTCAGCTTTTGTAGCAACAGTTCCGTATTTTGTGACGACCGTAGCATCACCATAACACTCTTCTACAACGCGCTTCGCATAGGTAAGCAATAATCGTCCAGTTGCCGTCGTGGATGCTGCTATATCAGGTTCATAAAATGTGCTTGTTTTGGCTCCTAGTTGACCATATAAAGAATTTGCGGTCACTTTATAAGCCAATTGGCGCTTGTCTAATACATTTTTAATGAAGTCATCTGTTTCCAATGGGATCAACTTTCTTGTATCCTTTCTGGCTTTTAATAGTTCCTGTAGGATAGATGGCATGATAGCCAATTCTAAAGCATTTGTATTCGTTGAATCGTTATATGGCTGCGCAAAACGACACAATTTGTATCCAGAACGAACCTTTTCAAACCGTGCCTTTACGCTCTTTCGAATATACCTATATGTATCAAATTTTACATCAACATATTCATAACCGGGTAAATTGTCGTATAAATATTTTGTATCTTGATCTTTTACAGAATCCATAGGAATCTTTTGGTCATTCTTTTGGTCAGAATCCATAGGAATCTTTTGTCCCGTTTCCAAAACCAAATTACCAGCCAAATCATATATCTTTGTCCACACTTTGCTACTAGGACACAGATTCTCTGACAACATTGAACTCGGATATAATGACGCAAAGTCTCCAACTGCGATCGGGGTATCCAAATATAGACCACATTTCGGCTCTAGAACAATGGCACCTTCATAACCATCATCTTTGGATCCCTTATTAATAACCGGCATTAAAACATTTTTCTCTCGACATTTCTTTGCTACATAACTCGTCAGCTTAATACCTTGGCCTCTGAAAATCAAGAAACTCATAGGAACACTACATAATTTCGACATTTCAACAAGATCCGTTACTACATCTACCTTCGTAAATAGATGCTGGACTAAATTACAATCCTGGATACAGTATTTTGCGATAATTGCGCGCGATTGTGGCCCTTCATTTGTCATCCGGAAAATATCTTTGGGTGACACATCATCCTTCGCCAAACCCCATTTGACGGCCTTTGCCTTTGGGCTCTCATGCCCTTCTACTTCAAACCATTTCTCCGCCTTATTTACTTGTGTCACGCAAAACTTTGCTCCATCTTTGTAATAATCGGATGAATGATTGATCTCTTCAAAGTGTATGAAACTGTCGGTTTGTAAGCCTGTCATATTAACAGTATAAATGCGCGTCTTACTACTTGTGCCGGATTCTCTATGTTCCAACTTTTCTACATAATCACCGATGAAATGCCCACCTACATAATCCAATTTATATGATGTTAAGTTCTCAGTTCGTCTAAACCAATTCAACATATCGACTTGTAGTCGGCCATTCATTTTAATGATTGACAAATCATATGTGCCAGATGCTAATGTAATACTGCTTTTATCTATCTCTATTTTCTGTGTTTTATAATCGATTGTTGCGCACATTTCGTCCTTGTTTCGCGACAATTTGAGGAATTCTTCAACACAATTTAACTCTTGTGACCTGCGAAACATGAACTCATAATCGAAACTGAATATATTATAACCGATGACTATATCCGGATTTTCTCTTTGGACAAGAGCTGTCCATGCGGTTAGAACCTCCTTCTCTGTATTGTAGGTTTCGATTTGAGAGTTGTCTACTTTACCTTCCAGTGAGTCACATGAATTTAATGCGATACAGTGATTTAAGTAGGGTTCTTTCTCACCATATCGCACAAAGGTAGAACCGATAAATGTCACTTTGTCACCTTCTAAAGGTGGGAAATTGTTACGTAATGATAAGATTAGCTCTGTGATTTTATTTTCTCTGTCAAATTTCTTGTCGCATAATATGTCCGCAATTGTGGATTGCTTGTTTTTATATGCTTCTGGCTTAAAGCCTGATCCGATTTTATAATACTTGGGTTCTTCATCTTCTTCTGGAATATCTCCAGAATCAGAGTCAGCATCAGAATCATTATCTCCCTTATCATCATCTTCCTTATCCTTGTCTTTGTCTTTAATTAGAAACGCCTTATTCGCATTTTCAAATAATGATTCTATTAAATGTTCTTCATTATTAGTGTCTCTGTCTCTAATCTTTGTTTTCAACCAGTCTTCAGTTTTTATCTCTAACTCAGCAAGAGTCAATGGTTTATTGGTATATTTGGGATACACCAGATCTATTTGCGGCATTGGATTTGCCGATTGATTAAATGCGGTTTTTATCATATTAGATAAGATTGTCTTACATGCTTCAGTAGTAAATTCTGTAGCCGATTTCGCAAAATAATCAACAATATTTGTTGCTAATTTTTTATACGATTTGATTGGTACTGGAAAGTCACCATGACTGCTACTAGCCTCAATATCAAAACTCATGATCTTATAAGGCACACGGGATTCCTTGTCATTCAATGGAATAATATTTTTGTATCCAATCACATATTCAAAATCGCAACTAGTAGTCTTATTAGATCCCTTGATTTCAATTGTCTTTTTACAAGGCAGCGCAATCCAACCAGATGGACTGATTTCACGCAAATGGAAGAACCTGAGAAGTGGCGGAATATTGGCTTCATATAACTCCACATGACAGTCCTTGAACCACAATCCTTGCGGCAACAAGATGCGCTCTTTTTCACCATCGTCATTGATTGAATCCTTGTACCAGAAATTCTTGACCTTATTATAAGCAGGCACATTGGCAAACTTGATCATAATGAATCGGTGTAATTTTCCGGCATCAAATTCATATAATTTTTTGCGCTCAATAAGCTTACATTCTGTAATCGAATTCTCGTAATATTTTCCGACCTTTGCTTTCAAATGGTTTACAAATTGCTCCTTTGTATTCTTAGACCAGGTGTCACCGACCTTCAAGTAGAAGAATGGCTGATAGTCTTCGACCAGGATTGATGCTTTTTCGCCTTGCTCATTGATGCCAAACATTTGGATTGAAAATGTGGATTTGTCTCGATTGAATGAACTCATGCCATCTTCATCCTCCTCATCATCTTTATGACCCTTGCTATTGAATGAGTTGAATTCAAATAATTTAAATGTTCTATCTAATACGATTGGTGATGCCATTTTGATTTAGTATATTTTATAATTACATTCTATAGTTATTTTTAATTCAATTTTTATTGGTTCTATTTATTATTTTTATTTGAAATAATAAATAACTAATTGATTCTACGTTATAGCGAGAATTTCATATATAACTGATCGCCAACCTTTTTCATCATTCGTTTGGTTCTTGGTTTTCTTGGGTTATTGTTTTTTGTTGATTTTGGTCTTTTGCTTTTTGTTTTTTTGCCGCCGGTATGTGGGGTATCTAAGATTGGTTTATTTAAGCTTGGTTTATTTAAGCTTGGTTTATTTAAGCTATTTAAACTAGCTATGTTGTTTGTTGTGGCTGGTAAATTATTGTCAGTTGTGCTAGCAGTGCTAGAAATGCTATCTCTATCACCAGACCCCCCTCCTTCGGAACTGCCTCCTTCTGAATCCCCTTTAATAAGCATCTTAAAAGCCTCAGCAGCAGTGTTAACAGCCTTGGCGCCGTCTACAGCTGCTTGAGAAAAAAGTATCTCAGATTTTTGGGGAGCTTTTTGTATCTTTAAATTAACTGTTTCAAGAACTTCAGTGGCTTTTGGATATAAACTGCTAGAAAAACTTACACCCACTACTAGACCTCCAATTATAAGACTACTAACAACAACACCAAGATAAATTGGTATAGATAATGTCATGGCCACGTATTCACTCATATTTTTATTTACTATATATTACACATATTAAAAATATCCATTTACATTTTTCGATGTCTTAATTTACGCCGAGAATTCTGCCGATTTCTTTTATTAGAATGACTCTTCTTAAAATGTCTCCGCTTCTTAGAACCTTTATTCCTTAAATGTCTCCTCTTATGAGTTCCCCTTTTATTATCTTTATTTGTATGTGAAATTCGGTTATAAACATCTATATTACTTGTCGTCGACTCCATATCATTAATGTTATTCTCAACCCAATTAATAAAACTATCCGCATTACGTGTCTTATTTGGAATTATCGCATCTTCAAAATTCTCTATTTTATCACCTTTTTTCGAAACATAAATAATGGTCGGAAACCCTTCTGGTTGCTTAATTTTTTTAATTAGATGTGAATAATCTTTGTTAACATCAACAATAACCAATTTATTATTTTTTAAATATGGTTGCTCTAAAGTTTTATGAAAATCAGCCCATTCAGGACGAACTGCGTTACACGGTCCACATCCTTCCATATAAATAAGCATAAATACATCAAACCCATTGTCTATATAGTCATTAATTTTATTAGCAGCCACCTCATCATTAGCATGTAATACAATCATTGTTTTATATAATATATTATATTATATTATATACAAATAAATATACAAATAAAACCAATAAAAACAATAAATAACTCTTGTAATGATAAATATTATGTTAATTATATATATATTCTATGTCAGCAAGTAATACTATATTAATAATATTAATCATAATTGTATTTTTAGGTAGTTTGTACTTTTATCTAAATACTGATATTTCTAAATTATATGTTAAAGAAGGTTTAACAACTATGAATGGCGATCAACGCTGTCCTAACATCTTGATACAAAAGGGCCCCAAATATTACCTATACAACTCCAATGTTGCGCAAGTTCCTGGTGTCAATCCGATTGAATTCAACAATTTAGAAGAGTATACCGAATTCCTTGATTGGCAACGCGGAGCCGGAATTCGTTGCCCAGTTTTGTATGTCCAAAACACATATGACATCCAAGGCAATCGCGTATATAAAGTGAGACCAAGTACTAGTGAGCCCCAAGGTGGACTGCCTCCAACTACACCAGTTCCATTACCACTTAAATTTACGCAACTAGTAGATGCCACGCGATCGGATGGTGTTTATAACAAGAATGGATACCCAGCGTTTGATCAATCGTCCTATTATGTCGGCGCGACAACACCTTTAGACCAAATAAAGAATTCGGATGCGAATATGTTGTATAGTGATAACGCGATGGATCCTAATTGGGGTGGCAGCGAATACACTCAGGCTTTAGTAGATTCTAAATATTATAAAGGGAATGAAGTTAATATTAGGATTGCTTAAATTGTAATTTAATGTTTGCTCAAATATTCAGCAATACTATTCAAAGCCACTTTGGATTGAGTTAATGTATTTAAATCTGCTAATTTTTTAATAATCACAGCATCGCTCGCAGATAAATCTATATCAGTCGCCAATAATACACTTTGATTATCGCGATACTTATCTAGCTCTACAATCATTAGTCCATATGTATCATTGTATTCTGGATGATCTAATAATAATTTGTTTCCCAATGCCTCATTTGAGGCTTTTAATTTCTCTAAATGTTTTACAGCATTGCCTGCTAGATTTGATGTAGGGTCTTCTTTTGATGAATTTTTATCCATGGTTTCTAATCCTTCGGTCATTCTGCTCTTGTTAAAAACATAACTATTTAAAATTAACATAATTAATATGACGGCAAAAACGCCTAAATATATAAAATATTCCTCCTTCATTTATATATATTAGTTTTTATTTCCTAGATATTTTACAATAGTCGCAATTGCTGTTTTACTGATTTTTCGTAATTTTCCATTGACATCTGTTGTACTAATGCCATTTAAACAGTCGGGATTGTCTTGAATACATTTAACCAGATTTGGTAAGTTTTTAAATTTCTCCATAATTGTTAGAGCAGTTACTGAACTAATGCCTGGGATCTGACATAACATGATTTCACCGATGTTGTCTTCTGTGATATTGTCTTTCTTAACTTTCTTAATTACCGAACAATAATCTTTCGAAGAAATTACTGCTTCGTTTGCGCTTATTATTGATTCACCTTCTATTACTGCTCCGCTTGTGCTTATTATTGATTCTCCTTCTATTACTGCTACTTCGTTTGCGTTTGCGTTTGTATCTATACTAACAACTTTTTGTAAAGGGTGTACACCTTTTCTCATTTGTAACGCCGATTCGTCGGCGACAAATGAGTTAAAGGTAACGTTGCCATTTGGCATTTTCAATGCGGAATGGTGTAAAAAATAAGGTTGTTTATTAAGATCTTTCCCGATTTTATACGCCATATTACATATAATGAATGCGGTCTCATCCATGTTTATGGATCTCATTAGAGAAAACCCTTTGTAATAGTTTATCGAAAACATTGCCGAATAAAGTATCTGTTTATCGATGCGTTCCTTAAATGAATTGAATTTTGCTAAATCACCTTCAATTAAATAGACTATATTGTGATTATGGTGCGGCAGCCCATTTAGTCGATACGATTGCTCATCATAGCGACCATCTTTTATACTCGAGGCCAAATCAGATAACGATTTGCGTTCCACGATTATGTTATCTATTTGGCCATTATTAATAATAATATCGCCTAAAGGCAATGGTTCGACTACAATTTTTAAGTCTTTAAATGCCGGCACAGCTTCCAACAACATAGTACATATTTTCAATAATTCGCGTTCTCTTGTGTCAATCTTTATGATCATTATAATAATTTAATAAGAATCTTATTAAATTATTTTTTGGCAATATTATTAAATACTAAATTATACATGTTAAATCAGTATTAATTTTAATATCGTCTAATAGCTCTCAATGCGCTTTGAGAACCGTTAGTATAATTACCTGTACAAACCAAGCCAAATTGGGTATTTGTGGCGCCGATCAGATTAGGATTAGACGACACAAACGCTCCAACTGTAGGTGCTAGACCCCCTTTTTTGCTGCCGCCGCAAACATTTGTTCTGTTGACAAGAGATGAAATATTGCGAACTACTTTAGGACCGTTTGACAAAACCATGGTATATAATAGAAAAACATTTTATTTTATTTTATAAAAAATACAAAATTTCTAGTCTAAATATTTGAAAATAAACCCACCCGCAGTTTTTTGATGATTATATAAAACTTCCTTAATTGATTTTATACCCAATTCTTTGGCGGCTTCTACAATGGATCCAAATTCCTTAATTTTATTCATTTCTAAATCATATTGTCCAATTTTTCTTGTATAATATTTAATAAATCCTGATTTATGATTATGTATATTATTTCCCTTAATAGTTGTCCATTCTAAATTGGCAGCCGAATTGTTTAATTTATTCCCATCAATGTGATTAACTACATTATATATTTCTGGTTCTAAATTGGCAACAAATGTCGACGCAATTATCCTATGTAACGCATATTTATGTATATCTACTCTAACAAATATATAACCAGTATGGTGTGGTTTGTATTTTTCCATTATTATTCCCTTGTAGTTCTTAAATCTTCCTAAATTAGAAACAAAATAAGTCTCATATGTTAGTCCATTAATTGTAAAAGGCTTCCATAATTCATTATCTAAATCAGTATATTCATAGACAGCCCATTTATAGCCAAATGCTGATTTATATATTACAAAACAGCTTAAACAGTTGATACCATATTATAGTAACAATATAATGACAACTGACGCGAAATTAGACGACGACATTATCAGGACCGAAGATGGTCTAATTTTCAACCCATATAATCCATTGAATACTGAGATTACATTGAGCGATGTTCAATCTATTCTCACACGATATGGTCTGCCGACCAAAGTCCACAATATGGAGTTCTATCGCCGCGCATTCGTACACCGATCTTACACAAAGAGGCCACAATTTGAGAATATTCAGCAGAATATTACGATTGTAGAGAGACCGGCAGATTGTTTGCCTCTAAGTAGTAAGTCAAATGAGCGTCTGGAGTATATTGGGGATGGTGTGCTAGAACTGACGACAAAATATGAATTGTATCGCCGCTTTCCTAAAGAAGATGAGGGTTTCATGACGGAGAAGAAGATCGCTATTGTAAAGAATGAGAATATTGGCAAAATTGCTTACGAGATGGGATTACATAAATGGTTAATTATTTCCAGGAACGCAGAGGAGAAGAAGATCAGAACCAATTTGAAGAAACTTGGCTGCCTTTTTGAGGCATTTGTCGGCGCATTGTTTCACGATTATAATAAGATGGGCATCAAGGATGAAGATGGATGGTTTAATAATTTCTTTTCTTGTGGCCCGGGGTTTCAAATGGCACAGAAATTTATTGAGAGTGTATTTAAGAAACACGTGAATTGGATAGAATTAATTCAAAATGACGATAATTACAAGAATATTCTTCAAGTTAAAATCCAGAAGGAATTCAAAGTGACGCCACATTATGTGGAGATAGGACATGATTTGGAAGAAGGATATAAGATGGGGGTATATTTGTGCTTGGGACAACAGATACATAATACAAGGACTAATGATGCGATTAATATTACAGATATTAAAACATTCAAAGCTATTCAAGAACAATATTCCAAATATGGAAAGATATTTGTGTTTATGGGTGAGGGGCAACATAAAATTAAAAGAAAAGCTGAACAAATCGCTTGTATGGAAGCGATAAATTTTATAAAAATCAATAATGATATTGGTATTGAAGGCGAACTAACAGTAAATGGTGTAAATAACAGGATTTATAATGATGATAGTGACGATAGTGAATAAATTGTGGCAAATGTGTAAAAATTTATATATTGAAATTATATAGTGATGAGTACTTTAGAAACATTAAAGGGAATGCTTAGAAAAAAAGAAAATGTTAGTGGGAATGAAGGGATGCGGGTTGTTCTTTTGGGTGAGAATCAAATGGGTGAGAATCAAATGGGTGAGAATCTAGAACCATCTTTAAAAATAACAATGGGGAATGAAACTGATCGTGGTAAAATAGCATTAGATACGTTGGCAGAAATGAGGAAACATAAAATGATCCATGTTTCTGCCAAATTTGCTCAACCCAAAGTCACTATTATGGAAACCCAATCCGCCGCTTTTGAACCTAAGATATCAAATATTTCAAAACTTAAAGGTAAGGTTGGGCTACGAGAAGAGCTTGAAACCAAACACGAATTATTGCCCGATGGTGGTCCTAGATTAGAAGACGAAAATAGAGAAGTCGCTGCTGCTAAACCAAGAACACGAATTGTTACGAAACGGATGCCAATAAATGTGATTCCTTTGGGACCTGAAGCAAATATTACAATTGGCAGCACTGCTTTATTAAAGCGCCTACCACCACCACCTGAATATGTAGTTGCCGCTTCTAGTTATTATATGAATAATCGCGAAATATTTGTTAATTATGTTAATGATCTTTTTAATGAATATAAAGAAGATTTACAAGACGTTAGTAAAAATATTTCATGCGAAGATATTGGCAAAGATACAGGCGAAATTGGATTACTAACTCATCAAAAAATTGTACGTGATTATATTAATTTATATACACCATATAGGGGTCTATTATTATTTCATGGATTAGGGTCTGGTAAGACATGTAGTTCAATTGCGATTGCTGAGGGTATTAAAAGTGGCGGCAAACAAGTCATTATAATGACTCCGGCATCGCTGAGGCGCAATTATTTAGAAGAAATCAAGAAATGCGGTGACCTAATTTATCGAAAAAATCAATTTTGGGAATGGATTTCAATACAAGATCATCCCGAGTATACAAATGTATTATCATCCGCATTAGGATTCCAAACGATTGACTATATAAGCAGAAAAAGGGGTGCTTGGTTAACAAATGTTACAAAGCCTAGTAATTATAATCAATTGTCTACTACTGACAAGAAGAATTTGAATGACCAATTAGATGAAATGATACGTCAAAAATATCGATTTATAAATTATAATGGGTTACGCAGAAATAGTTTTAAAATGATGACTTCTGATTTCAAAAATAATATATTTGACAATTCTATTGTAATTATTGATGAGGCGCATAATTTGATTAGTCGAATTGTAAACAAAATAAATAAAAAGACCAAATTTGTTCAAAGAAACAAGAATGATACGAATACATTGGCGGCTGAACCGTTGGCAATACAAATTTACGACTATTTAATGCGCGCAGATAATTGCCGTGTTGTGCTTCTAACTGGCACTCCCATTATTAACTATCCAAATGAAATTGGCGTGCTATTTAATATTTTGAGAGGATATATAAAAACCTGGCATTTACCTTTAAATATTGAGGGGGATCAACGGCTGTCTAAAGATGCCATTATGAGTATTTTAGCTGATAATAAAAGTATGGATTATATGGATTACAATCAGAGTTCAAAAACACTAACTGTAACTAGAAACCCATTTGGATTTGACAATATTAGTGGACGCAATGGATATCAAGGTGTAAATAATGAAAAACAAGAAAATAGGAATGACCGTGGTATAATGAATGACCGTGGTATAATGAATGACCGTGGTATAATGAATGACCGTGGTATAATGAATGACCGTGGTATAATGAATGACTCTGATTTTTTGAGAGCTATTGAAATGAAATTAAGCAGGAATAATATTAATATTAACAAAACTGGTATTAGAACTGAAGTATATACGGCATTACCAGACACATTGGATGAGTTTAATAATATTTTTATTGATAAGAGTACTGGTAATGTTATAAATATTGAAAAGTTCAAAAAGCGCATAATAGGACTTACGTCATATTTTAGAAGCGCACAAGAAGATCTTTTGCCTCGATATGATAAGAACTTTGATAAACATATTGTATATATTCCAATGAGCGATTATCAGTTTAATAAATATGAAGAATATCGTCATGAAGAAAGAAAATCGGAAAAATCTGGTAAAAAAACGGCTGATGTTGTTGATCAAAATGGAACATTTAAGGAGCCATCATCTACATATCGTATATTTTCTCGTTTAGTATGTAATTTTGCGATGCCTACACCGCCAGGTCGTCCTATTCCAAAGTTTTATAGAAAGGAAAATGTTATATTAAACACATTGGGTCCAGAAGGAAATGTAGAAGGTACAAAAATATTACATCCGGGGAAAGAGAAAGAGAAAGAGAAAAAGAAGGAGAAGGAGAAAGAGAAAGAAAAGGTTGATATAATACCATCTGTCATAGATAAAAAGGCTGAGGCAAAGGATAAAAAAGCACTAGACGCAATAAAAAAGGCATTAGAAAAAGCAGATGCTGATGCTAGAAAGGAATTGGAAAAGGAGCAAAAGGTTTTACAGAAGGCCGAAGAAAAAGCAGAGAAGGAACGCATTAAGGCAGCAGAGAAAGATCAAAAAGTTTTACAGAAGGCTGAAGAAAAAGCAGAGAAAGAACGCATTAAGGCTTTAAAAAAGGCGGCGAAGGGCGGTGATGGTTCATCAGATGATGAAGAAGAATCGGATGATGAAGAAGAATCAGATGATGAAGAAGAATCAGATGATGAAGAAGAATCAGATGATGAAGAAGAATCGGATGATGAAGAAGAATCAGATGATGAAGAAGAATCGGATGATGAAGAAGAATCAAGAGGAGGAATGGGGAAAGGCAAAACCGCGTCTTTAGCCGTAGCAGCTGCTGTAGCCGACGTAAACTTAGAAGAAGGTTCGAGTGAAACAAACCAATTCGACGATTTGTTGAATGACCCAAGACGCGAGGATGATGTTATTGAAATTGAAGGTATAAGGGATGTTGATGCGCAAGATAGAGATATTGATGAATTAGAAGGCGACGAATTATTAGATGCTCTAGGTGATTCCGATTATAAAACAGCAATTGCCCAAGCATATGCCGTGATAAAGAAATATAAATCAGAATATTTGTCTCCTGAAAAATTAGAAATGTACAGTCCTAAATTCCTAAGCATGTTGGATAACATTGACAGTCCAGAGCACCGTGGCCTTCATCTAGTATATAGTCAGTTCAGATCCATGGAAGGTATTGGTATATTCGCGCTTGTTCTAGAAGCCAATGGATACGCGCATTTTAAAATAAGGAAGACCGGTTTGGATAGTTGGGAAATAAATATGAGCGAAGAGGAAATGGGTAAACCAACTTATGCTTTATACACTGGAACTGAAGATGCTGAAGAGAGGGAGATTCTGCGTAATATTTATAACGGATCATGGGATAATATTCCAAATAATATTGCTCAGCAATTAAGACGCAAGAGTGCCAATAATAATCTAGGTGAAATTGTAAAGGTGCTAATGATTACGTCTGCTGGATCTGAAGGCATCAATTTGCGGAATACTCGTTATGTTCATATTATGGAGCCTTATTGGCATCCAGTGCGTACAGAGCAGGTAATTGGTCGAGCCAGACGTATTTGTAGTCACAAAGATTTACCACATGAACTCCAAACGGTAGAGGTATTTATTTATATCATGGTTTTTACAACAAAGCAGTTAGATAGTGAAAACGCAATTGAATTGCGAATTAAAACACAAGATAGAGGCAAAATAGCACCCTATCCAATTCAAACATCTGACGAGAAATTATATGAAATATCGAGTATTAAGGAGCGATTATCCAGTCAGATTTTAACTGGTATTAAGGAAGCATCGATTGATTGCGCTACATATACAAAATCAAATACAAAGGAGGGATTGGTTTGTTTATCATTTGGTCAGCCGACGACTTCTGATTTTTCATATAATCCGGACATTTTTAAGGATCAAAATGATACAACTGCGGCGATTAATCGTATTACAATTGACTGGAAAGCCCGGCCATTTACCGACAAACATGGCAAACAATATATATTGCGAGTTGACACTAATCAAGTTTATGATTATGATAGTGTTTTGGAAGCGCAAAGAAAGCCTGGATTCCCGCCATTGTTGTTAGGCAAATTGGTGAAGAATCGGGATGGCAATTTGGAAATTGTTCGGGATAAGTATTAAAATAAATAGTTCTTGTTTAATTAAATAATAATAGTAAATTATTTAATTAATATATATTTTATTCATTTTTCCATTATTTGCTTTACATTGGTAGCCATTTGATCCATCATTGTAAATAATGTGTCTATTTTGATATTAAGATTATTTATTTGGGTTTGTATGCTTTGATCTTGTGATTGAGTTTGATCTTGCGATTGCTGAGGTAGAGATAGAGGTATTTTCTTCAATTTATTGAATATATTTGTTGGAATATTTGTTGTAGATTGTAATGGTAACTCGTCACTAAATTCTTCAATATTCATTGTTATATTATTACCTTCATTAAATGACACTTTTTTTGGTAAAGAATTAATATTTACATATTTATGTTTTCGCTGATTCAAATCATTACTATTACTATTATCATTTTGCTGTTGTTTATCAGATCTTAGAGAAGTCTCATTTGATGTTAACCATTCTTCTGAATTATTTGTAAATGTATTTGTATTTAAATTTGTTTGTATTTGATCAATGTCGAATTTTCGTTTAGCAACTGTCTCAGCAATAAGTGCTTCCATTTCCATAATTTTACTATTATCAGTTTTATCTGAAAAATCTAATTCTTTGGGCTTCTTTATATTTACTAAATTATCAAAATCACTGCGCCGCTGATTTACTTGTTTTTCGAAATCAGTTTGTCTGGCACTATGTATATCTTCAACTTTATATGGCTCATCATTCATTATCTCGTCACTTATATTTATTAGTTTCATTTGTTGCTGCTCTTGATCTTGTTTTAAATTTGGAAATAGTCTATTTACTGCCGTTATTATTTGACTCAGAAATAACTTATTTAAATTCATTAGTCCTGAACTAGGATTCGCTTTTGATATAAATAAATTTATATTACTTTCAAATACGGTTTTTACATTAGTCATGATTACTTTATTGTCTAAATTTACATTTAATTCGTCTAATAACACTTCCCAAAGCATATCAATGTTTTTTTTTGATGTAAATTGTTGTAAATTGTTCATTGTATTTATAATAACATAATAACAGATTTTTATGTTATTATTTTACTTATTCTATTTTATATTTTATATTTTATATTTTATATTTTATATTTTATATTTTATATTTTATATTTTATATTTTATATTTTATATTTTTATAAATTTTCATTATAAAATACCTTTCTAAATTTCTCCATATATTCATCTTTTAAAACATGTGTCTTTAAATAATGTCCTGTAATTTTGTCTTCTAACATATGTATTATAAAAAATAATGAATAAATCCCACATTCGGTGTTATGATATTGATGTTCAATTGGATAGTTTTGATCAAATGTAAAATTAATTGGATTTGTATTTAATGCGCGACCTTGTTCTGTAACAGTGTTTACAAATTTCATTATTTGTTTTGGTATTTTATTTCCAGCGCTATCAAAGAAAAAGATAGTGCCCTTTTTAATATTAATAAACAATGAAATCCAATGCTCACCGCCTTTGTTATGAGGATCCGTGTTAAATATTACTCCTATTTTACTCTTGCCTTTTTTAATTTGTTCTTCCAAATTAAAATGACATAATTCGTCCCAAACGCACTCCCCATATAATTTATGCGTGTCATAATCAATTGGAGATGGCCCCATAAAATCAAAACATTTATATGTCTTCTCATATTGATTCATTACTTCGATAATATCTAAACTAGATAACCATTCATTTGGATTCTTTTTCCATTCATTTGGAGAAACTGGCGAAAATGAATCTAATAATTCTTTCTCCATTTTAGTACCTTTTGTCATTTGGCGGATCCAGCATGACTCTTTATTACAAATATTAGCATAGTAATTTTTAAGCATGTCCCATATTTCTTTGGAATCATTTGTATTAATTGGTTTGTCTGGATGTCTCGCATTCCACATATCTCTTAGTTTTTGTAAATCGGCGTCAGTATAACATGTATATTCCTTTACTTCATTTTTACCCTTTGGACTACAATTTAACTTTACAAATGGCTTAATATTGGAAACAGATTTAAGATCCTTTTTATTTTTATTTTTATTTTTATTATGTTTATTGTTCTTACTTCTATGTTTTCTTCGTGTATATTTTGAATTTTTATTTTGTATTCTTTTTGTCCTCATATAAATTAGTAAGATTTTTCTTTTCTGAATTTTTATAATTTGAATTGGGACTTAATATAACATCCTTTCTATTATTCGTTTTATCATTCTTTCTATCATCCTTTTTACCTTGAATAATTTGATTTTGTTTGTAGTTATATCGCACTTTAGTAAACCAGTCTAATGGAAGTTGGTGTATGTCATCAACTCCGGTTGAATGAACTGTCTTATTTGTTTTTTTAAACACCTTTTGTGGTTTTAGGATTTCTTCTTCCTCTTCTTCCTCCTCTTCTTCTTCTTCTTCCTCTTCTTCTCCCTCTTCATCATCTTCTCCTTTTGGATAGTCTTCTTCTTCGTCTTCTTCTAGACTCATATCTCCAGTTGGGTCTTCTTCTTCTACCTTTGGGTTTTCTTCAATTAAATTACTATTTTGTGCCTGTAATTTCAAATAGTAAATACTTTTATCTATAAAATATGAAAAACTATTTCTAACATCTTGTAATAAATCATCAGGAAAGTCATCATTCATCATTTTTGTAAATAATTCATTAATTTGATCTCTATAAATGTCTTTATCGACCTTTAATGTGTCGGTTTCTTTTTGTTTAATATGCTTATTTAATTTATGTAATTGCTGTTTGCTAATTAAAAAATTCAAGGTTATTTGATTTACTAGATCATCTGACATTATTGTTTATGTACATTAAGATGTTAATTTATTATTTATTTATATAACGAATTAACAATTTTATATTTATATTTTTATTTATTTTTTGGGTTGTGATTGTTTATTTTGAGTATTAGTTACAGGATTATTACTTGGTTTAGGTGTCGGTGTCTGAGCTATCGTCGTAGGTTGTGTTAGATCCTTCACCTGTTGTCTTGTCGCATTGTTAAATAAGCCAAATCCAATTACAGTCGGATTCGGGTTCGGGTTAAACATGTTAAACTTCTCATTCTTAAATAGATCCGGAAATGGTTGCGCAATTTGTTTGTTATTTTTCCAATTTAACGTATATAAATCACTTTGACTAGATGGTACATAAAATGACTGATCGCATTCTTGAATCGCATAAATTTGACCTCTTAGATCAGATTCATTGTTTATATTTGATGAGAATCCAGACCATGGACCAAAATCATTCCCAGGATTAAATGTATGGGATGGGTTATATGTTGACTCTTGTTTTAATGGCACATTAATCTGTTTTCTTAAATCAATCACTGGCAATGTGGCATATTTTGTAGACACAGATCGAGCATCCAAATAAGGTTGTAACGGCTGACTGGGAATATTACGACTATATGACCTATAATTCATTATATTAGCTTTATGCGATGCGGATCCATCATTAAAATCAAGTTCATTCATTATTTATATATTTATATATTTAAATTTAAAATTTTATTTATTATTCTTTATTTATTATTCCTCATTTATTATTCTTTATTTATTCGTTAAATATATAATCATGATTTTTTCAAAAGACCTACATACATTTCAAGAACAAATGTTTGATTTAGCTACAATCATAACATTTGCGCTATATTTTGTAATAGCATTAGGCTTTTCTATACAGGCGCCTGAATACTTAAATAAACTACAAAATTATGTTAAATTATATGTAGGTTTTTTTCTAATATGGCGTTTCAATCCATTTAGACGTGTTCGTTTTACTAGATTGGATGCTAAGATCGCATTTAATGCCGGTATATTTTTACTAACAACAACCGCCTTTGATAGTCTCGTAATTAGTTATCTAAATGAAATCAGACGTTTTTTTTAATGTCTTATTTTTACCCTTTATAGCACGCTTTGTAACATGCTTTGTAGACGCATTGCGTCTGTTAAAAAACACCTGAAGATGGTGTAGTATTTTCTTCGATATTATTCGGTCTACTAAAAGCTCTTTATGATCCTTCTCTACATATAAGTAGGAATATCGTTTCATAAATGCTAAAATATCAGCCTTCATGGATGTAGGATCGGCCTCCTGTATTATCCGACTACTGATAAACCGATCTATAATAGTGCCGAATGGTAGATTATGTTCATACGCTTTTATATTTATATAATATATTTTGTCGTTTTTCATACCAGGATGATAGATATCATCTAAGAAACATATATCAGTGTGTTCGGGAATTTTAGTACATTTCATTAAATCCGAATGTGTTTTCATATTTGTAGTCCGACAGAGTTCAACTTGTTTGCCCTTTACCTTGTATGCGGCAATTATCTGATCAAATAATTTGTAATTTATTTTGTTTTCGAAATATGTTTTTATTTGAACTGACCACTCATATGGTCCCTGATTATTCGTGTAAATCATGAGTTTATAACAATGTTTTGCGCGTTTTTTATGCTTTAAATAGGTTAGAATATTTATAATATTTGGTCTCAAAAATTCGGGATATAAATCTAATGTTTTATCAAAGAATTCCTGATTTACAATAAAATCTATATGTCTATTTTTAATATAGCCTTTTAAAGCATCCCAAAACATTCCAAATTCAGAGAAATATCCTAGTGTTTCATCTAAATCAAATACAACTATTTTAGGATTACAAGTCATTATATATAAATGGTATAATATATAAGCATATATTAATAATTCAAAATTAAAATATTTGTTATTATTAATAGATTAATAGATTAATGTCTAATGAACTAACAAATAAAGATTATATAGATATATTGACCTTTTATAAAATAAATATCCCCAAATCAAAACGTTTAATTAAGAAGCACGCAGAAAATATTATGTCTGACAAATTGTGTAAATGTATAAAATCAGTTAAATCCAAAAATACTAAGAACATGAATAAATATTCCGAAGGAAGATCAATTGGTATATGTACTAAAACTATTTTTAATAAAAAGGGATTTACTCGTGGGAAATTTAAATGTTTGAAAAATAAGACAGTTAAATTTAGACGTACTAACAAAAAATAGAATATATTGATTATTGATTATTTATTACTAATATTATTATTAATATTAATAATAGTAATAATTTAAATTATTTTGGTTTATATAATGATGAAAAATAATAATAAGGGAAAGGAGAAGGATAAGGGAATATCGAATTATTATGATGTAATAATTATTGGTTCTGGTATTGCCGGCCTATACAGCGCATTTAACATAAAAAATATGTCACCCAACACATCATTCATGGTACTAGAAAAATACAAGAAACAATGGATTGGTGGTCGGATCAATAATGAGGAATTTTATGGTACTACTGTGGTTACGGGTGCCGGCATTGGTCGCAAAGAGAAAGATCATTTGTTAGTTGATCTTCTTGAAAGATTGAATATAACATATACTGATTTTTCAATGAATGTGAAATATATTATAAAGGAAGCAGTTCCGGCTAATATTAATGCCATTATTAGGGATCTTAAAAAGAAATATAATAACCAGTCTGGACCATCTATGACATTCAAACAGTTCGCTAAGGCGAATTTGGATAACAAGACATATAATAATCTTATTGTTACTACTGGATACACGGATTACGAGAATGAAGATGTTTATCAGACACTTTATAAGTATGGTATGGATGATAATTCGACTGGATGGACCGGGTTAGACATTCCTTGGCATCAATTAATCCAAAAGTTAGTTCACACAATTGGATCACAGTATGTTAGATCATCTAACAATGTTATAAAAATAGAGAAATTAAGCGATAAACCTTGTTTATTTGAACTGACTACTGAAAAAGGCGAAAGATATCATTGTAATAAGGTCATTATTGCTACAACTATTACTAGTATACATAAACTGCTGCCGCAATACAAAATATATAATCAAATAAAATCACAACCATTTTTGCGATTGTATGCGAAATTCCCAAAAGCATCGGCTGAAATTATGAGGCAATTGGTGCCTACTTATACAGTTGTAAGTGGGTATTTACAAAAGATTATTCCCATGTCTTTGGAAAAAGGGGTGTATATGATTGCGTATTCTGATAATAAGAATGCTGATGCTTTAAAGGATCATTTGGAAAATACAATGGTGAATCGCGAATTCTTCTGTAATATATTGGAAAAAACATTGAATCTGCCAGAGCAT